TATTCTTAGGACCAGATGGGTTTAGACCAATATCAGGTACAAATAAAATTGGTGATGTGGAGCTAGAAACAATTTCTAGACAAATTCAATTTACCATCACTTCAATCTTAAAAGAAATGGTAGCTGGTTCTATTGATCCTGAGACACTAAGTTCAGTTGTTATCCGTAAGAAATCACAGTTTAGATTGTTCATTCCTTCAGAAGGAACCTTTGGTTTATTAGGTGGTTTGAGGGAGGGTGATGGTGGTGTGGCTTTTGAGTTTAGTCAACTCTTTGATTTCCCAGCTACTTGTTCTTCCAGTGGATATATAGGGATAGATGAGATTGTTATTCATGGTGATGCTGCTGGTAAAGTACATCAACAAGAAACAGGAAGCTCTTTTAATTCTTCCACAATTTTAAGTGTGTATCAAACACCTTATTATTATTTCCAAGACCCTACCATTAGAAAGAACTTCTATAATTTCACTACTTTCTTGCGTAGTGAAGGAAGCTCTACTATTAGTTTAGGTGTTAGCTATGACTTTGATGATAGTCAGAATGTGTTCAATCCTTCTAACTATTCGATGACAACAACTGGTGCAGCAGCTTATTTTAACGAAGCTATTTATGATGCTGCTGCAATCTTTGATGGTAATCCATCACCAGTTGAGAAAGTAAATATTGAAGGCTCTGGATTCTCCATTGCTTTCAAGTATGTGACTAATGATACGAATGCTAGTCATACAATTCAGGGCTTGGTCTTGAATTATTCAATGAATGACAGACGCTAAGGAGAACTACCTTGACAGGTTATGTAAGACAATCCGCTGCTGATATTGTACCTACCGCAGTTGTACGGGCAGCTCCAATTAACAATGAGCTTAATGCTCTGCGTGATGCCTTTGTTGCTAATGGTGGACATAAGCACGATGGTACTGCTGCTGAGGGACATCCTGTTCCTGTCATTGGTGATACTGACTTATTAAATAAGATTGCTACTGATACCAGTAATAACAGACATGGTGTGTTTGTTGAGGTGGCAGCGGCTGCTGTTGAGCAGGTTCGTTTCCAAGACGGAGCTATTGTTCCAGTGACAGACAATGACATTGATCTAGGCACAAGTGCTCTAGAATTTAAAGACTTATACATTGACGGTGTAGCTAACATTGACAGCTTAGTTGCTGACACTGCTGACATTAATGGTGGTACAGTTGATGGTGCAGTGATTGGTGGTAGCTCCACTGCTGCAGCAAACTTTACAACAGTTAGTGCTTCTGGTGCTATTACATCCACTCTAGCCTCAGGCACTGCTCCTTTTGTTGTATCTTCTACAACCAAGGTATCCAATCTTAATGTAGATCAGCTTGATGGTGCTGACTGGGCTGCACCTGCTGCCATTGGTACAGGCACACCTGCTGCTGGTACATTCACTGCACTTACAGCTAACACTTCTTTAGTTGCTGCCACTGCTGATATTAACGCAGGTACTATTGATGGTGCTGTGATTGGTGGCTCTTCTGCCCAAGCCATTACAGGAACTACAGTAACGGCTTCTACAGGCTTTGTTGGTAATCTTACTGGTGATGTCACTGGTAACACTGCAGGTACTCATACTGGTGCTGTTACAGGCAATGTCACAGGCAACTTAACAGGTAATGTTACAGCCTCTACAGGTACATCTTCTTTCAATGATGTCACCATCAATGGTGGATTGAACATGGATGCTTCTTCAGCAGCCACCATTACCAATCTTACCAGCCCTACCAATACCAATGATGCAGCCACTAAAGGATATGTTGATACATCTATCAGCAACTTAGTTGCTTCTGCTCCATCTACATTAGACACATTGAATGAGATTGCAGCAGCCTTAGGCAATGATGCAAGCTTATCCACCACTCTTACAAATTCCATTGCAACTAAACTAGCACTTGCTGGTGGCACTATGAGTGGTGCTATTGCAATGGGGACAAACAAGATTACAGGTGTTGGAGATCCCACAGCAAACCAAGATGCAGCAACTAAAATTTATGTAGACACTGCTGATGCATTGAAGCTATCCTTAACAGGTGGCACAATGTCTGGAGCCATTGCTATGGGCAGTGCTAAGATTACAGGCTTAGGCACTCCAACAAATAACGCTGATGCTACAACTAAACTGTATGTTGATACTGTTTTAGGTAGTGCTACGGCTGCTGCTGCCTCTGCTGCTGCTGCAGCCACATCAGCTTCTAATGCTGCTACCAGTGAAGGTAATGCAGCTACATCAGCAAGCACAGCTTCTACAGCAGCTACTAATGCTGCTGCTAGTTATGATTCTTTTGATGATAGATATTTAGGAAGTAAAACAACAGTACCAGCTTTAGACAATGATGGTAATGCTTTATTAACAGGTGCTCTGTATTGGAACTCTGTTGGTAATGTGATGTATGTTTACACAGGCTCTTCTTGGGTTGCTGCTGGCTCTGCTGTCAATGGCACTTCAGAAAGAAATCTATATACAGCAACATCAGGACAGACAACATTCGCAGCAACATATGATGTTGGTTATGTTGATGTCTATTTGAATGGTGCTAAGCTGGCAGCTACTTCAGACTTTACAGCCAATGATGGTGTGTCTGTTGTGTTAGCTACAGGAGCCACCACTGGTGACATTGTTGATATTGTTGCCTATGCTGCTTTTGAACTTGCTAATGTGTATACACAGACTGTGTCAGATGCTAGATTCTTAAGAATAGCAAATAACTTGTCTGACTTGGCTAGTGCTTCCACTGCTAGAACAAACTTAGGACTAGGCACAGCAGCTACAACAGCTAGTACAGCTTATGCTACATCAGCACAGGGTGCATTGGCTGACTCAGCATTACAGGCTGCTGCCATTGGAACTACAGTACAGGCGTATGATGCTGACTTAACTACACTGGGTGCTGGTGGTAGTGGTGCACGTTCATTCCTTGGCCTTGCTATTGGCACTGATGTACAAGCCTACAACGCTAACATAGCCACTACCAACACAGCACAGACTTTTACAGCCACACAAACATTCTCAGGCACATCGTCTACTCAAGCCATTGTTCTAAACGATGCAGCAGAGGTAGCTACAGTGTCTGCAACAGCGGCTACTGGAACTATCAACTACGACATTACAACTCAGTCAGTCCTGTATTACACCAGCAACGCAAGTGCTAACTGGACAGTTAACTTTCGTGGCTCTAGCGGTACTTCATTGAATACATTGATGAGTACAGGTCAATCAATGACTGTGGCTTTCTTAGTCACTCAAGGCTCTACTGCTTACTACAACTCTGCTGTGCAAGTGGATGGCACAACTTCTGGAGTCACAACTAGATGGCTAGGTGGTGCTCCTACTGCGGGTAATGCTAGTGGCATTGATAGCTATCGTTATTTGATTATCAAGACAGGTAGTGCGACTTTTACAGTCTTGGCAAGCAACACACAATTTAAGGCTTAAACCATGCCATTACAAGCAACTAGCGGTGCAGCTTCTTATGATGCCTTTGGTGGTGGTGTTCCTGTTGTGCCAGCTTATATTGAGGAAGTTTTTAGCACATTTCTTTATACAGGTAATAACTCTACACAAACCATTACCAATAACATTGACTTGTCTACAAATGGTGGTTTGGTTTGGCTTAAAGCAAGAAACAATGCACAAAACAATTTTATTTCCGATACTGTAATTGGACGTGGGGCTTCTCGCTCTACCAACAGTACCTTAGCGGATGCGGCAGAAACACTTGGGTCTACTGGAATTCAGAGTTTTAATTCAACTGGCTTTACAGTAAATTTGTATAGCAACTTTGGTAGTGGCTCAGAACAGGCTGGCATAAATAATTCCGGTAACAATATGGTCTCGTGGACATTCCGCAAGCAACCAAAGTTCTTTGATGTTGTGACTTACACTGGGGATGGAACATCCAGCCGTGGAATAGCGCACGCATTGACATCTGTTCCCGGCATGGTAATTATTAAGCGTACAGACTCCACTGGCGGGTGGGCTACGTTAAACAGATTTGACAACACTGAATATCGTATTGGCAGTCCAGGCTATTCAACACCCTGCGGACTAAACTATACAGCGGCTTTATTAGCAGGAAACATTACCACATATGCCTCATCAACAGTATTCAATGTTGGAAGCTCTTTGTGGGGAGCTACTGAAACTTTTAACACTAATGGTGCAACCTATGTCGCCTACCTATTTGCCCACAACGCAGGAGGCTTTGGCCTAACTGGTACAGACAATGTGATTTCGTGTGGGTCGTTTTCTACCAATGCAAGCGGTGTGTATTCTGTAAATCTTGGATACGAACCTCAATGGGTGATGATAAAGGTAGCTGGTGCAGAAGGAAACTGGCATATCCAAGACAATATGCGTGGCATGACTACGACAACAGGGCCAGCGTTACAGCCAAATCTTTCCAACGCAGAAGGAACTGCGTTTGACAGAATTTCTATAAATTCAACAGGATTTTTTAGCAACAATACAGGCGGTGTAATTGATGGTAGTGCTACCTACATCTACATAGCAATTCGCAGAGGCCCGATGAAAGTGCCTACTGTGGGGACTAGTGTGTTTTATCCAACAACATACACAGGCACAGGCACTGCTAGAACATTCTCAGGATTTGGATTTCCTCCTGATATGGAACTTAGTTTTTCTCGTGGTGGTATTGCTGCAGGTGATGGGAATGGCTCTGAGATATATGACAAATTAAGAGGCCCTCGTGTACGGCTTTTAACTTCTGCTAGTGATGCTGAATACACTACAACAGAATCAGTAACAATGCTTCAAGATGGAATTTCTGTTGGGGCAACGACACATTCTTATATTAACTTTAATGGATATTCAAAAGTCTTGTATGGGTTAAAACGTGCGCCATCGTTTTTTGATGAGGTTTGCTATACAGGGTCGGGAAGTGCTACAACTGTGACGCATAACTTGGGCGTAGTACCTGAGTTAATGATTGTTAAACAAAGAAGTGCCGCTGATTTTAATTGGGTAGTTTATAGTGCGGCAACAGGAAATACTGCATTTTTAGAGTTAAATACAGCGGTTGCAAGTTATTCACCTTTCTCTGGGATGTGGAACAACACAACACCAACATCATCCGTATTCTCTTTAGGGACAAGTGGGGGAGTTAATGCTTCTAGCGTGACCTACGTTGCCTACCTATTTGCAACCTGTGCTGGTGTATCAAAAGTAGGCTCATACACAGGCACAGCAACAACACTTCAAATAGATTGTGGTTTTACAGGCGGTGCTAGGTTTGTCTTAATAAAGCGTACAGACTCAACGGGTGGTTGGTTTGTATGGGACTCAGCCCGAGGCATAGTGTCAGGCAATGACCCCTACTTGCTCTTAAACAGCACAGCCGCTGAAGTAACATCTACTGACTACATTGACACATACAGCGCAGGGTTTGAGATTAGTTCAACTGCGCCAGCCGCTATCAATGCCTCTGGTGGCACATATATCTTCTTGGCTATCGCATAAGGAACATCATGCAAGTACGAATCAAATCAACAGGTCAAGTAATGTACGAAGCAGAGTTTCGTGCATATCAACAAGCCAATGGTGGCCCATCATGGGAAACAACAACAACCGAAGTCTTAACTGCTTTGGGTGCTGATGTAGTCTTTGAAGGCCCACAAGCTACTGGCGGTACTGTTTACCAATACTCTCAAGCCTCTGGTGTTGAGCAGATTGATGGCAAGTGGTACACCAAGTATGTGCTTGGCCCTGTATTTACAGATACTACTGTTCAGGGTGTAACTACCACAGCCGCAGAGCATGAAGTGGCTTACAAGGCTACTAAGGATGCTGAACAGGCTAAGAGTGTTCGTGCTACTAGAGCCACTAAACTGTCAGAAACAGATTGGAGATTTCGTAGCGATATGACTCCATCACAAGAGTGGAAAGACTACTGCCAAGCATTGAGGGATGTGCCTACACAAGCTGGATTCCCTTGGACAATAACTTGGCCTACACAACCTACGGAGTAATAGATGACTAAAGCAAGAACACTAGGTAATTTTGTAAGCACAGGGAATCCCCTGTCTGATGGAACCATTACAGCCACTGATATATCTGGGCTAGGCACTGGCGTGGCTACAGCGTTAGCTGTTAATGTAGGCTCTGCTGGTGCTCCAGTAGTTAATGGTG